TTGTTGCCGTGACGGAAATCCTCGATCTGACGGTCGCCGCGCAGCTTTTCGGACTCGACGGCATCCTTGCTCATGTTGAGCGTAGTCCCGGTATGAGGAATCGGCGTCCACGTCGGAGTTGCTGGCGTGGTGCCGTATGTATTCTCAGCCACATAGTGAAGCTGATGTTGTGCGCCGTTTGCGATAGCCATTGTCTGTTACCTCGCGTCTGTATAGGTCTGGAATGCGATTGAGACAGGCACGAAGAAAAATGCCCCATCCCGCAAAGCGGACGCGATCGAAACCGAGCGAATCCGCACGTTTGTGCCATTATAGGATAAAACCGTGCCCCGCTTGAAATGATCGGCCAACTGGTCAGGAATCTGCGACCGGCCCGTCTCTGCCGGATACACAACGTCCACCTGATAGATGCCGGTCGTGTCGTCCAGCCCGTCCGTTCCTAACCCCACCTGAACAGTGTCGGCCGGCAGGAACTGCGGCCGCAGATACGTCGCCCCAGCCTGCGGTTCGAACGGGATGTTCGGCCATGCGATATCGTACCCGCCAGGCAGCGTGTTTAGGCGGTTATCGAATGCGGCTTGAATGTCGTTGAAGAAAGTCGCCATTACCGCCTCGCAATAGCCGCCCGCACGCGCTCGACATTAACTCTCAGCATGCCGGATGGCGCTTGCTTGGACCACCCCTCAAACTCAATGCGAGCAGCATATGGCAGGTTGTTGGTGAAGTAGAACGTCTCGCCAATATCCAGGTTTGCGATCGTGCTGTTTGCCCTGCGAATCGCCCCAGCGCCGGTCTTGTCAGCGCCCGACAATTCGCCTCGAAGCGGCCCGCCGATGCTCGACTGCCAGTTGTTGCGCAGCCGGCCAGTGTCCACTGGCGTTTCCTTAATTACGCGGCTAGTCAAAGCGAATAGCGTGCCGCGCACCTGCTCCTCGGCAAAGCCGGTAAGATTCAAAGTGGCTCTGTTCAGCTGCTTGCTGAAACTCATTTGCGCACCTGCAACGTCACAGAGACGATGGTGGATGAAGGGCTAGACTCGGACACGTTGACCACGCGGAAGGTCTCGCTGTCGATGGACACCTTGTCACCGACTCGGTAATCGCCGGCCTCAGCCAGAACGCGTCGGTCACCTTCCTGGATCGTCTGCTCGGCCCGCTCGGCATCGCTATAGTCAAACACGCAGCAGTATCTGGTGAACGTCGACGTGCTGGTGCTGGGCTGCCCCGTGTTGGGATCGTAAGCCCCCTGCGTCGTGCGCGTGAACGTCAGCTGCTCGCCAAACCGCTCCAGCAGCTGGCTGGCGGTCGAGCGAATGCGATCATAGTTGAACGCCATGTCAGACCCTCGTCACCAACCCGGCCGGTGCGGCGATACGGTTCATGGCAAACGTCAGCGCCGGCGTCGTCACGCGGTTGTTGCTGTTCTGCGCGTACTGAACCGAGATGTCACCCACCTGCTCACGGATTGTCTTGCGGTCCTCGTTGTTCAGCTCGCTGTTGCCGTCCAACTCGATCTTGGTGGCCTCATACAGCGCCGTGTTGACTTCCTTTGGGATCTCGGTGGCGTCGGCATAGTAGCCATCAATCAACGCCTCTGTGCGCGGCCACTGGAGCGGCTGGTTTTCGTTGGCCTTGTTGCCAATAAAGAACTGGCGCTCGAACCAATCCATAGCCCGATAGATCGCCTGCTCGACGGCCTGATCGGTGCCGTAGCTAATTCCGCGCTCATCAGCCCAAGCCTTGAACTCGTCCACTGTGATGTAGGAGTTGGCGTTTGGGACAACGGACCCATCCTCAATGACCAGCGCCATCACTTGACCTCTTGGTAGCCGCCCTTGCGGTAGTTTTCAACCTCAAGCGGGTGAACGTCAGCATGTAAATCCAAGAACGAATTGTACATCTTGACGGTCGTCTGCTTTGGTTTGCGCGTCGTCGTGCGTGTAGTTTTGGTGGTTGTGCCTTTTGCCGGCATGTTATCGCCCTCGCAGAAGATGGGGGCGGCCGAAGCCGCCCCCGTCTCGATTAGCCCAGAAGCAGAGCAATGTAGTCCGGCTTCCAAGCCTTGACGCCCCAGGAGGCGGCCACTTCGATCATCGTCTTGCGATAACCCTTGTAGACGCGAACCTCGAAGGTCAGGCCGGAGTACGGATCAACAACCGTCATGGCATCGTCGGCACTGTCGCCACCTTCCGGCACCGCAGGAGCGCGCATGGCGATCTCCAGCGCGGCACGGTGGAACGCGACGTTGGCGGTGTAGTCGCCAGCAAGGCTCACATCAACGCCGTCAGCCAGCGTCTGGCGCAGACCGGTGTCGTTGATCGCGAAGCTGCCACCGTTAAGCGGCGAGCCGACCACGTACTTGTTGGTGTCGCCAGCGAAGCTGACCACGTCACCCGCCAAGATCGTGCCGCTGCCGGTATCGACCGCAATGTCAGTCGCACCGATGGCAAGCGGTGAAGCCAGGTTGGTGTCGTAGTTGCTGCCGGTGCCAGCCGTGTGCGCCTGAACCTGCGCCGACTCCTTGATCATCAGACCCTGAAGGTCGAGCAGCGTGCCCTGACGGAGCAGATCGCCACCGCCGGCCTCGTTCACCTTCTGCAGCTGCGCGAGCTGACGGAGGTTGGTGCCAGCAACGGTGTTGCAAACCAGCGAAGCCTGGCCGTCGTTGGGCGGCATGCCGTTGTCGACGAGAATCTGGCGAATCTCCGCCATCTCGGAGAAGTCCGATCCGAACGGGGTCGTGCCAGCAGTGCCGAAGGCGCGGGAGGCGTTTGTGTAAGCCTCGCCAGCCAGGTCGGTCTCCATCTCGTTGACCAGCGACCGCATGGCCTGCTTGATCTGGTCGCCGTAGACGGTCTCGAAGCCGATGCCGTTGTTCAGGCTGAGGATGTCCTCGCCGGTGTACGGAATCTGCACGGCACGAGCGTTGTTGATGGTCAGCACCTTGTTGTCGACCGTCTGGTCGGTGCCCTCAGGAACAGTCATGCTCTCGGACACGTCGACCGCGCTCGCTTCACGGGTGAACGAGGCGCGAACAACGTCGCCCTTCGCCGCACGCTCGGAACCGTTGGCGTTGATGGTTGCGGAAGGAACGAAGCCGACGAGCTCCCGTCCCACTACGTCTGCTGCCTTGTAGATGTCGGCAGCAAGATCTGTCAGCACATTAGCCATTTGAAACTCCTAAATGTGTCTTGCGTTAATCGACTAATTTCCCGCCTGACTTCATGAACTCCGCTTTCTTTGCCGGGTTCATCTGCTCGAAGTCATCGCGTGACATTTCTCTTGCGCCCACATCGGCCCCGCCTTGTGAACGTGCGGCCCCGCCGCCTTGTGCCTGTGATCCATCCACGAGGAATGGATACGACTGCTTTATAGTAGCACTCAAATCATCCAGCGTGCTAACGGTCAGCTGACCGGACTCGTCGACGACCTTGATCTCTCCATCGACGAGCTGCAAACGCTGGCTGATCTCTTTTTCCAGCAACTGCGCCCGTGCAGTATCCTTGGTCAGCGACGACGCCAGCCGACTGGCCTCACCCTGTACTTTCTGCTGGGCAACAGCCTGGTTCATTTGCTCGATGGTGGAACGAAGCTGGTTGGCTTCTTCTTTTTGCGATTCATAGAGCTCTTTGAATTGCCCGTTTTCCGCAGCAATCCGCTCTCTTTCAGCTTTTGCCTCGGCATCAATCTTCTCCTTTTCCTGCTGTACGCGACGCTTTTCGGCCAGCAATTCCTCGTTCTTGGCTTTCAGCCCCTGAACGTGCTCGTCGATCTGCGCCTGTGTGAACTCCTGCATCTTTTCCTGCAGCTGACCCTTCACATCATCGGGAAGCTCTAAGTCTTTAAGAAAGTCCATTTGCATCACCTCTGGTTTTTGCAAAGTGCGCCTCTGGCGCGTTACAAGTCTAATCCCTCAAACGCGAGGGGCTCTAGCTGGCGCAACTCGTCAAGCGTCAGAGTCCGGCCCTGATCATCAACGAATCGACCAATATCCAGACGCCGCTCGCGGAATAGTTTGCCACGAGCAACGCCCAAGATCTCGTTTTGGAACGACGCCGGCTGACGCCGTAACCAACTCTCGTATGTTGTATCCGCTGCAACTTGCCGAGTGCCCTGGGCACCTTTGGCAGGTCGCTTACCGGTCACGTCCGATGCCAGATCGAACTCCGGCTTCACGGCCGGAATGATAGTGGATCGGCAGCTGAAATGCGCGGGCGGTTTCGGACTAGTCTGCGGGTTGTCCCCAAACGGGTAAATCTCGCCGTCACGGCTCATGCAGATCAGCGAGGTCCTGCTGTCCAAGGTCGCCACCCACTCGTAGCCCTCAAACAACTCCTCGTTTTCGCGCAAGGTCAGATCACGCGCCTGCACAGAGACATGGTTGGTGATGGTGCGCACCAGCGAGCGCGACTGGTTCTTTTGCAACCGCTCGAAGTCGCTCACGTTCCGACGGATTTGTTCGTTCGTGTCGCCAATGGCTATCCCGTCACGGATCGCCTGGACAATCTGCTCGGCTTTCTTCTGCCCGAAGATTGATAGCGCGTCGCTGATTCGATAACCCTGATTGGGCTCTAGGTCCATGATTGATGTAAATATCGCCGACTGCAGCTGAGTGACGTTCGGCGCGGC